GGGTAATGACCCCAAATGGAGTTAAAGATCACCACCCTCCCACCTGAGTGCTTTTAAGGTAAGCACTGGACCTTGAAACTACGCTTGATATTTAAAAAACTCAAATCTACCATTATCATTGATATGATAACGTAGAGCCTTGAGCTTTTTGTAAGGAATACCCAATTTCTTGGATGCCTTACTACAAGCTGATGAAGAATTGTTAGCCTTAGTTCGACCAACTATCTCCACCTTACTATTGGTATTCATTCCTTTAACACCGTATAAAAGCGATGTACTAGGAACTTCAACCAAGATCATATACGTATGCATATGAACCTCCTGTTGTTGTAATTTCTGCGTTTAGCCAACAACAAGAGTTAGGTATAAGTTTATATAATATTTATAAGTACAAGTCATAGAATTAGACATCACACACAACATTGTACTCAAGTTTAAAAAAGGTTTGATAACTAGGTAAACCTTTGAGGATTGTAGTTGTGGGATTTACCTAGTTATCGATTAGCGGAGGGTTACATTCTGCTTCGAGTTCTGTAATTCTTACGAGATTTCAGAATATCAAAGACTAAATTAACATGTTCTTCAGTCGTATTTATTAGCGTTGTACCACGACTGCCACGTGAAGCAAGGTATTTAGGTCCTTCTGTCATAAGCTTCACTAGGACCTTATCACTAGCTCTAATCATTTCATTTGCATAAATGACTTCTTCCTGCCTTTCTTCAGCTTGTTCATTATAGAACTTACCAGTTACAGAATTGGGATCAACTCCCAGATCTTCTTCAGCTGGAGAGATACCTTCAAAGCGTGATGCTACACGCTTGTCAATTAAAGGCTCAATAGCATTAGCGATTGCATCTAGCGCTGCAGGACTGAGTTCCACTCCTGCTTGTGGTTGTGTGTCAGACATAAATGTCCTCCTATTAGTTAACAAGACTTAAATAATATATAATATAAATCGAAATTAACGTAATTCGAATTTCGAATCCCCCCGAATAGGGGGGTACTTCATTGAAAAAGACCACGCATCAAAATGCTATAATTTTTAAAACCTTTCTTCTTTACCGTAACCAGAGTACGGTGGTTACGATACTAACTAACAGTTTTTGTTTTATCCTTGTGCTTCGCTATTCTATGCAATTAACTTGCATCGGTAGCTTTAATAAAAGATCATCCAATTAGTACCCGTTGCGATACGTTCTGCTAAGTGGATCAGACGTTGGGTTTAAGACCTTTCACTATAGTAAGGTCAAGTTGTCCCCGATACTACCACAAATTGCTTAGATATAAACATTGGATATGGGAGTGAATAACTGGTCCAGGTGAGAAATTCTGAGTTAAACATCCAAAACCTTCAGGGGCTAATAGCATCCTTTTTGAATTTTCTTGCAGATAGAACATCATATTCATACCTTATATACATGAAGATATACACATTAAGCCTTATAATAGATAATGATGGAAATGTTCTCCATAGTGAGACCGATGTTAAAATAATGGATAAGATGGAAGAGAATAAGGATGATGATGCGATACAAGCTACTACATTAGAGGATATGATACTCATGGAATTAAATGATGTAGAAGGTGTGGCAAGGGCTTAATTGTTAACGGATCCCTAGCGGGATCCTAAATTTATGAGACATTACAAAGTAAATAAGATACAGCATACTGTATTTGACTCTCTGGATGAAATTCCAGCGGAACTTACGTATGTCCATGATTGGAGAGATGGGCAGGTAGGTGATTGGGTTGTCGCTGATGATGGGTGCGTGATACAGGTATTGAGACGAGGCAGAATGATGAAGGCTAAGGGGAAGGAAAAAATAAAAGAGTATATTGGGACTTGCGCTGGAACCTTTGTTATCGGAGAGAGCAGTAAGATGGATACTAGCAGAAGAATAAACATCTATTCTTTTGGTGGGGATCTTTTATCAGATGAGCGTTTAGAAGAGCGTGCTGAGGTGAATGCTAAGGAATTGCTATTTGTGCAATACATCACAGGTGGACTCACAGCTCAACAAGCTTATTTAAAAGCTTTCCCTACAAATAACCCATCGTATGCTAACTCAAAGGCAATGCAACTTATCAAGACAGAAAGGATACGAACTGCAATGAAAGAAGAATTAAAGCCAGTAATGGAGGAACTTCAAATAGATGAGAAGTATGTTCTTGAAGGCATAAAATCAGAAGCAGATGGAGCTGATAAAGCTGACGTGCGTTTAAAGGCTCTATTCAAGTTGAGTGATATACTAGATATGGAAGATAAAAATCAAACCAAGGTGCAGCAGGTCACTGGTGCAGTTTTTCAAGGTTTTGATCAGAAAGCTTTACAGGATGCTGAGAGACCTAAAGAAAAAATGCTTGAGATAGGTGTGAAAAAATAATGCCCCCAAAGGAAGAATATAACGACGTATTTGATATGATGGTTGCTGCCGCTGACAAGACCGATGTCGATATAATGGCGCAAGCTGACACTGATCTTAATAAATATCCAGAATGGGTCCAGGAAGAGACTCCTGGGGATGTAGAGAACTGGAATAATTTTATAAATGCTTTAGATGTTGAGCGTGAAGGGAAAAAAGAACTTGGATTGAAGGAAGGTATGAGTATACCTCGCTTAGATCCCTTTCAAAGGCAATATTTAAAAGATCTATGGGTAGAAGGTGGTCGTCCTAAAATTCATGTTATTGATAAGGACAATACGAATCCAGTACATGCAGATCGTAGGGCAAGCTATAGCTCTAGTCTTCGTTACATAGGAACAGGTTACGAGGATCTTGAAGGTGGTGATCATCACAGATTACCTCAGGTATGGCGAGATCAAATAGACAAGCAAAGGTCTGCCATGTGGGTATATGAAGGTAATCTATTTGATGATTATATGGCTGAGATAGCTCATGCGCATAAATACGCTAGGAAACCTGGAGAGAATAGGAGACAATGGTTGGCTAGGGCCAACAAGATACGCAATGAAGGTAAAGAAGAGAAAGAGAACTTTGGAGATAAAGCTAGATATGGCAAGTACGAATCCTTTGAGGATGCCCTACCTGGTGAAGATATAGTATCAAAATACGATGAAGCTTGGGGTAGTGGTACTCAAGTATACGATAAGATTAATGACAAAAGATATGTTAAAACATTTCCATTTATGTCTAAACAAAGATTTGAGTGGAAAAAACTTCCTGACGGAACTGAGGTTATAGTAGACAGTGAGGGGAATGTGAGAGATGACATGACAGGTCCAGCAGATGATGTGAGAAACATTACACGACATAATGATGGTAGATGGGGTTGGAGCCAGTTTGAAATGGATCACGCTGCGTATCATCCTAGCACCAGAATGGGGCTTACAAGGGAAGGTGAATGGGTAAGGCCATCAAGGGAATTTGAAGCTCATTCTATCATAGAGGATTCATTATTAGAAAGATACCATGAGCGCGAACTTTTTGATGACTATGACCCAACAAAAATTAATCCATGGTGGATAGAATAATAACTTACATTTTACACGAAAGTTTTAGTCAAAATCATACTTTATTACTTAGAATTGCTCCAATTAAGTGCAATAATTGATGAATATTAACTCTAACGACGTATCAACTGCGGAAGAACAGTTATTATTAGCAAAAAACGATCTAGTTGCGTTTGGTAAATTATTCTTACCTGATGATTTTATGCGTTCTGAGACCCCATTCTTTCATTATGAGGTCGTAGATGCATTAAGTGATCTTGATAAGAGACAGCTTGCGGTTATATTGCCACGTGGACATGGGAAAACAGTGCTGACTAAATGTTCTATCCTACATGATTTTTGCTTTGCTACTGAACCATTGTTTTATGGATGGGTAGCTGCAAGTTCTAAGATATCTGTACCTAATTTAGACTATGTCAAATATCATTTAGAGTATAATGATAAAATAAAATATTACTTTGGGGACCTTAAAGGTCGAAAATGGACGGAAGACGATATAGAACTAAAGAATGGTTGTAAACTTATTTCTAAATCTAACCTTTCGGGGATACGCGGAGGGGCGAAATTACATAAAAGATATGATCTGATCATTCTTGATGATTTTGAAGACGAAAATAACACAGTAACACCTGAATCTAGAGCAAAGATATCAAATCTAGTAACTGCTGTGGTATTTCCAGCGCTAGAACCTAAGACAGGACGGTTAAGAATTAATGGAACACCTGTGCATTATGATGCATTTATCCAGAAAATACTTGTAGGGTATGAAAAGGCTAAAAAAATGGGGGAGAGCTATTCGTGGCATGTGATCACATATAAGGCACTTCTCAAAGATGGATCTCCCCTTTGGCCTTCATGGTTTGGGCATAAAGAAATGTTGCGTAAGAAAAAATTCTATGCAGATAGTGGGACTCCTCAAAAATTCTATCAAGAATATATGATGGAAGTTCAGAGCGCTGAAGATTCTATGTTTACTAGAGATCATATCAAATATTGGGATGGAACTTTTACAGTAGATGGAGATACTGGCATACCTTATATTAAAATTGAGGGGGATGACGTCAAACCTTGTAATATTTTTGTTGGCGTCGATCCTGCAACTGATTCAACACGTAGAGATAGTGATTTCTCTGTTTTAATTACTATTGCTGTTACTGCAGATAACAATATCTACGTACTGGATTATATACGGCAAAGATCTTTGCCTGTGCTTGCAATTCCTGGAACAGAACGAACTGGTATCGTTGACCATATGTTCATGATTTCTCAAACCTATAATCCAAATCTGTTCACGGTTGAGGACACTACGATGAGTAAGCCTATTTTTCAGGCAGTACAATCTGAATCTAGGAGGCGCAATGATTTTACAGTAAGGATCAAGGCTGAAAAGCCAGGTACGAGAATGAGTAAAAGAGATCGAATACAGGAGATTCTTGCTCAAAGATTTGCCATAGGTCAAATCCATATTAAAAAGACTCATTATGAGTTAGAGCGAGAAATCATTACTTTTGGTCCACGAATGGCACATGATGATACAATTGATGCATTGGCTTATGCTTGTAAATTTTCACATCCCCCACAAGGAATGAATAAAGAAAATGGTAATTGGTATAAATATAAGCCAACTGCTAAAAATTGGGTAGTAGCATGAATGATGCGTTTCAACATATGAAGAATGCAACTACTGATCTATTTGATCAATATTCAGAAAGAGTGCGAAATATGAGATCTTTTACGATGAATGAAGAGGGGAAGAATCCGTCTACAGTTCGACTGAGGGCTGAAGAATTTGATGGACATTGGTTCGCATTCCCTACTATATTTCCACCCAAAGGAGAATCATCTGATCCTAATGATTGGACTAGACTTGAAGCAGATGAGCAAATAAGAGATGCATTTAGAATGTCAATTGATAGGAACGAAGTATTCCCATTTGGCAAGGACAGTCTTAGCGCTAAAGCTTTTGCAGAAGGCGCTTGGAAAATACAGGAGTAAAAATGGCTGCATTAACAGGAAAACAGATAACTAATACATATAAAGATATTTTAACAGTATTAGGCTCTACAAGCAATGAAGGACTTACAAGTAGCGCAAAACAAATTTTTGATGGTGAGGGAGTTGGTAGTGCCATGTGGGTTAGCACTAATTTACTTCAGGTTGGTTCTACCTCATCTACAGCAAGTGTTGATGTGTATGGTGGTGTGACAGCAAGGAATTATAAATTAAGAACTAGTATTAGTGGAGAAGTTCATACTGTTTTTACTATAAATGAAGATGGTTCAGCAAATATGATACAGCCATTTATAACAAAATCTTCTGTAACCTTTAAAGCTGATGGTGCTGATGATATAGTGATGGACGCAAGTAACAGCTCCATGAAAAGAGGGGATGGCAGTAAAGGTAATGTCAAATTAGGGTCGACAGATGTTACTCTACAAAAAGGGAGTACAGATTTGTTAACAGCAAAAGAAGATGGTACTATAAAATTTCAAAACGTAAGCTCTCTGCCGTCAAACCCCGCGGCTGGAGATATAGTAAATTACAATGGGGTAATAAACGTAGGAGTTTAATATGGGAACATGGAAAGAGCTGGTTGATGTTAGTTCAACGCAGACTCTAACAAATAAAACACTAACGGCAGCTGCTTTAGGAAGTTCGACAGCTACAACGCAGTCGTCAGGTACAAATAATACAACAGTTGCGACTACTGCATATGCAGACGCAGCAGCGGCAGCAGGTGATATTACATTAGCTGATGGTAAAATATGGGTAGGTAATGGTAGTGGTGCAAAGGCGGAAGTTACTTTATCAGGTGATGTAACTGTAAGTAATTCTGGAGTCACTACTATTGGGAGTGGTAAAGTAAGTCTTGCGAAGATTAAAAACCAAGCAGCTAATACAGTACTCGTGAGAGATGCTAATGATGCAGGGGTTCTTTCTGCAAAGGCAGTAGCTGATACTCAAGTATTGATAGGTGATGGAACTGGATTTACCGCAGCAGCCTTATCTGGTGACGCAACCATGACAAATGCTGGTGCAGTCACTGTTACTGGCTCAGCTGGAGACTTCGCTGTTACTGGAGACCTCACTGTTACTGGTAATGATATTAAATCTAGTGGTGGAACAACGGCTATTACAATGTCAGGAGCCGATGTTGCTATCGCAGGTGATTTAACTGTGACTGGTAAAAACATAACAACTACTGCTGAAGTATTAAAAATAAATGACAATACAATAGTTTTAAACGCTGACTTAACAACATCCACCGATGTTGACGCTGGTATTGTTGTTGAAAGAGGAACTAGTGTTGATAACGCTACTTTCTATTGGGATGAAGGAGACGATAGATGGAGAGTTGGTACAAATGATGATGCAGACTTATCAACATCCCCTACTTATGGAGCTGATTTAATGCAGGTTAGAATAGATGGTGGGTATCAATCTGACAGTGAAGAGGTGCCAATAGGTCATTTGCAGTACCATGATGGATCTCTTTATGTTAGGACTGCTTAATGAGCAAAATTGCAAATGTGCAAAATAATAAGCCAGGTAAGGGATTTAATGTAAAAGACACTGATTTTTTACTAAAGCTTATAATGAGGTCTTCTTTCGAAGGAGTTGAACTAGAAGTAGCTCACTCTGTTTTAACTAAATTAGCCGAAATGCATAAGGAAAATCTTGAAGCTTGAACTTTCAACTGACGAACTATATTTATTAAAAGCATCTATTGAAAACATGTCAATAAAAGGTGTTGATGCACCTCGTGTTGCCAAACTCCTACAACGTTTAAATACCGCTTTTAAAAAACAAGTCGAAAAAGATAACGAGGTTAAATAATGCCTACTTGGAAAAAACTTGCATTAGCTGATTCAGCTCAAACCTTTTCTGGTGACC